AAAGAAATGTTGCATCAGCTTTCAGAAGACCACGACATTGATCCGTGGTTTACAAAAGAAGACCTTGCAGAAATACTTGGCGAACCAGATATCATTCCAACTGAAGGTTTAACAGATCCAGACGAAGTTCCTGAAACACCTGAAGAACCAATCGTACAAATTGGTGAAGTTTGGAAACTTGGAAACCATAAATTACTTTGTGGAGATTCAACTGACCAAAACCAACTCCAACCTTTAATGGAAAACGAACTGGCAGACCTTTGGTTGACTGATCCTCCTTACAATGTCAATTACGAAGGAGCCACAGCAGATAAATTAAAAATACAAAACGATAATCAATCTGATGCAGAGTTCCGACAGTTTTTGGCTTCGGCTTATACGGTTGCTCATCATTATCTTAATGACGGTGCTTCCTTTTATATCTGGCATGCAGACTCAGAAGGTTATAACTTCAGAGGTGCAGCAAAAGATGCCAATTTGCAAATAAGGCAATGCCTCATCTGGGTTAAGTCCTCAATGGTTATGGGTCGTCAAGATTATCATTGGCAGCATGAACCTTGCCTTTATGGTTGGAAAAAAGGTGCATCTCACTTTTGGAATGCAGATCGCAAACAAACAACTGTTCTTAACTTTGATAAACCAAACCGCAACAAAGAACATCCAACCATGAAACCTGTTGACCTAATCCAATATCAAATGTCAAATTCAACAAAGCCAAATCATATCGTTCTTGATACATTTGGTGGCTCAGGCACAACTTTGATTGCTGCAGAAAGAATACAAAGACAAGCACGGCTTGTTGAACTCGACCCAAGATACTGCGATGTAATAATTAAAAGATGGGAGAATTTCACTGGAAACAAAGCAGAACGTGTAGTATTTAACTAAGAACTTGTTTTTATGGGGAAAAAAGGTACTCAAGCAGAGACAGTTGTAAGGGCTCAGAGGTTTGCTCGGATAATTGCTAACGGTGGTCGTCGGTCCGATTGCGTTCGTTATGCTTCGGAGAATTGGGGGGTAGGAGATAGATCCGTAGATAAGTATTTAGAGATAGCAAGGGCGGAGTTAAAGAAGGATTGGGACATGGAACGACCACAGATGATTGCTGATCTTTTGGCTCAATGCAGCACCTTACAGATGGAGGCTAGAAGGTCTGGTCAATTTCATATTGCTCTCGGTGCAATCAATACTGCAGCTAAACTTGCACACTTGGTCTCATGAGTCTCTTAGAAGCAGTCTCGCAAGGCCATGTTTTATTTGAAGAAGGCTTTAGTTATATCCCCTCCTCAAAAGATGTAATAAAAAAAATAAAAACTAATTTGCTTCCGCATCAAGCATCTTTCTGTGATGATACAAGCCATCGCAAACTTGCTCTCGTTTGTGGCTTTGGTGCTGGTAAAACTTATGCTTTAGTCTCTAAAAGTATTATTCTGGCTTGCATGAATGTTGGTCATATATCTGCAATTTTTGAACCCACGTCACCAATGCTAAGAGACATTTTGATGCGAACCATGAACGAGCTTCTTGAGGAGTGGGAGATACCTTTTACTTTCAGAGCTTCGCCTTTGCCAGAATATCAGCTTACTTTTGCAGAGGGATCTCATACGATCCTATTAAGAACCATTTTGACTTACCAAAGGCTAAGAGGACAGAACCTTTGTGCCGTTGGATTTGACGAGGCTGACACTGTAAATAAAAGAGACGCAGAGCAAGCGATGAACATGGCTCTTGCAAGACTAAGGTCAGGAAATATTCAACAATTTTATGCAACAACAACTCCCGAAGGTCATGCTTGGGCATTTGAGACTTTTGAAAAGAATGCAAAGGAAGATACAAGATTAATAAAAGCAAAGACAAGTGACAATCCATACTTGCCAGAGGGATTTATCGATAGTTTATTAGAAAATTATCCTCCGCAACTTATACAAGCTTATTTAAATGGAAATTTTACCAATTTAACCACAGGAGCCGTCTACTCTAGATTTGATCGGAATAAACATTTGGTAAATGATATTCCCTTCGATATAAAGATGGAAACGCTTTTAATAGGGGTCGACTTTAACGTGATGAATTGCAATGCAGTTGTGGCAGTAAAAGACGGAGATAAATTGTTTGTAATAGATGAAATTACAAAACAAAATGATACAGATGCATTGGCTCAGGAAATTAAAAGAAGGTATCCTACGAACAGAATATTAGTTTACCCAGATGCTAGTGGTGCAGCCAGATCTACGATCAACGCTTCAAAGACAGATATTGCAATTCTCGAAAGCTACGGCTTCTCAAGCATGGCATTACGCAGTAACCCACCGATCAAAGACAGAGTTCAAACCTTACAAGCACTCTTGGAGAACAGCAAAGGATGGGTGCGTTTGGCGATTCATGCCAGTTGCCGAAGGCTAATTGAATGTTTGGAGTTGCAAAGCTATGATGAAAAGAGTGGAGATCCAGATAAGCAGAATGGATATGACCACCTTAACGACGCATTAGGTTATCTTGTGTTTAGAGAATTCTCAATTATTCATGCAAGGGCAGGTCGTCGAACAGGAATTAGAATATATTAAAAGAAATGATATTATGAGGAAAAACAGTGTATAGCAACCTAAATATTTACAACCAACCCATAACTATTGCTCCAAAAAATGTGGAGTCACCAAGCATTGCATATCAACGCATGATGGAGTTTTGGGACTTGATAAATGATTTAAAAGAAGGCACAACAAAGATAAGAAGTGAGCATAGAAAATATCTGCCGCAAGAGCCTCGTGAAACTGATGACAGTTATGATTCAAGACTAGCAAGATCCACTGTGGTTCCTTACTTGCAAAGAATAGAAAAAATGCTAAGCGGAATGCTTGTGCGAAAGCCTGTCCGACTTGATGACGTGTCTGATTTAATTCGTGAGCAGCTTTTTGATGTTGATCTTGAAGGTAACGATTTGAATGTGTGGTTGTATCAAACTGCAAGAACTGCGATTTCATTTGGCCATGTTGGTGTTTTAGTAGACGCACCAAAAGAAGGTGAAAAGGCAAGACCTTATTGGGTAACTTATGCACCAAAAGACATCTTGGGCTGGAGGACTGAAATTATTGATGGTGTGCGTGAGCTTGTGCAACTTCGACTACTAGAAAAAATTGTAGAGCCTGATGGCAAATATGGTGAAAAGAATGTTACTCAAATAAGAGTTTTAGAACGTGGTAGATATGAACTTCACAGGAGAGATGATAAAAAAGGTGAATATAAGTTATTTGAAGAGGGTGAGATGAGCTTAAAAGACAAGATACCTTTTGCTGTTGCCTATTCCAACAGGGTCGGATTCTATGAAAGCCGCAGCCCTTTATATGATATTGCAGAACTAAACCTCAAACATTATCAAATTCAATCTGACTTGGACAATATTTTGCATATAAGTTCTGTTCCTTTGCTTGCAGTTTTTGGTTATCCAAACGCAGATGAAATAACAACAGGACCAAGTGAAGCTTTAGCTTTGCCACCAGATTCACGTTTGGAATATGTAAGTCCATCAGGAGACAGTTATGACAGTCAATTTAAAAGGCTTGATGATATAAAAGAGCAGATAAATACTTTATCTTTAGCAGCGGTGCTTGGTCAAAAATTAGTGGGTGAGACGGCAGAGGCCAAGCGAATTGACCGATCTCAAAATGACAGCACAATGATGGTTGTTGCTCAGCAAATGCAAGATTTAATTGATAATTGCCTAAAGTTTCACAGCGAATATTTAAACGAAGCTAATGCTGGGAGTGCTTTTGTAAACAGGGACTTCGTATCAGCAAGATTGGAACCAGCAGAAATTGATAGTCTTCTAAAAATATACACAGCAAACGGTATCAGCCAAGAGAAACTTCTAGAACAACTTGCAAGCGGAGAAATTCTCGGAGACGATTTTGACCTTGAAGAGGAACTTGAAAAAACACAATCAGGAGGATTGATCGAAATGAATCCAGATCGTGAAGCAGCTTAGTAAATGGCAGTTCCAGAGGCTTTTTATAGAGAAGCTATAGACCTTAACAGATATAGCAATCAGGTGCAATATCAAATTGCAACTCAATTTAATGAAGTTATCTTGGATGTTTTAAGAAAGATAAGAGATCTTGAAGGCAACAGCCCAGCAACAACTGCAAGGCTACGATCAATATTGGCTCAGATGGTTGACAGTTTAAAAGGATGGGAAAATCAAAGTGCTGCTTATATGATTGATGAACTGCAAGGGTTGGCTGAATTTCAAGTTGGATTTGTTCAAGACCAATTACAACGTGTCTTGCCAAAGGGTGAATATCAAGTTAACACAGTTGCTGTTTCTCCTGACTTTGCAAAATCTGTTGTTACTAGAGATCCAACTGCTTTGACTATCCGTTTACGAGATGAAGATGGAGTTTTTAGGGCAGCACAATTTGCTTTAACTGCCAAAAGAGGATCGGATATATCTTTACCAAATGGTAAAACAGTACAGAAAGCTTTTAGAGGAATCTCGGAGGATTCTGGATCACGATTATCAAAAGCAATTAGGTTAGGAGTTTTGGAAGGAGAAACCTTACCTCAAATAGTAAGAAGGCTTAAAGGACCCAATCTCAGCTTTGCAAGCACACCTCAAAATGCCATTGCATTAAGATCTGCTTTAAAAGATTCAGAAGGAATGCTTTTAGCGAACAAACAAATACAAACAATTGTAAGGACGAGTGTTAATCAAGTTCAAAATGCTGCAAGTCAAGCAGTTTATAACGCAAACAAAAATATCACAGGTAAATATCAATATGTTGCAACTTTGGATGCAAGAACAAGCTCTATTTGTCAAAGGCTAGACGGTCAAATATTTAATTATGAACAAGGGCCAGTTCCTCCCCAACACTTTAATTGTCGATCAACAACTGTTCCTGTGATTGAGGATGTTGACTTTCCTACTTCTGCTTTAGAAACCAGACCAAGTGCAACTGGACGTGTTCCCCAAGATACAAACTATGCAAATTGGCTGAAAGATAATCCAAACATTCAAGAAAAGGTTTTAGGAAAAAAGAAACAATATTTTAATTTTTTAATGAGTTCTAAAAGAGGAAAGAAACGATTAAATGCTACAAACGCTTTAAAAAAAATTATTCGAGAGGATGGAACAGAGCTAACATTAAAACAACTTGCATCAAAATATCCAAATGCCAATTAAAAAAGGAAGATCACAAAAAACGATCACAGGAAATATTAAGATGCTGATGAAAGAAGGCAAATCAAGGTCACAGGCTGTTGCGATTGCTTTAAGTTCTGCTGGCAAATCAAAACCAGCCAAGAAACGCAAAAAAAGATAAGATATATTTAGTTGCATTTAAAATCATGCCTTCACACTACGGATCAATGAAACCAAAAGGTACAAAAAAGAAAAAGAAAGGAGGTAAAAAATAATGGGTTATCAATTTACAAAACAAGGTGAAGAGCCAAAAAAAGCAAAAAAGAAATCAAAAAAAGAAAAAGGTGACTAGACGTTTTAAGAAAGTTCCTAAAGATAAAAAAACTGGCGTTGCTAAAAAATATCTTAGTGGGGCCAAAAATAAAGCTGCAAAGGCTGCTGAAATAAAAAGAACCGCAGCAGCTTATAAACGAGGAGAGTATATTGATATAAAAGCTGTACAAAAATCAAGGGTTGCTCAAGATGGCTCCAAAAAAAAGAAAAAGCGTAAGAAAAAAGCCTGAGCCTAAACCACTCAGTGCAACTGTTATCAAAACGCTGACAAGAAAAGCAAACAATTCAAAATTCACTCTTGCACAGTTAAAGGCTGTATATAGGAGAGGTCAGGGAGCTTATCTTGGTGGAGGATCAAGAAATGTAACAATGCAAGCGTGGGCGATGGGGAGAGTTAATAGTTTTATAACAGGCAAAGGCGGAGCAAGGAAGGCCGATGCTGATTTGATGAGGTAAAAATGAAAAAAAAAGAACTTACAACTCGTCAAAAAAATGCTTTAAAGCGTCATAAGTCAACTCATGGACACACAAAAGCACACATGGATGAGATGATTAAGGCAATGCAAGCTGGTAAAACATTCACTGAAGCACATAGGCTTGCGATGAGGAAAAAAGGCAAATGACAATTAAAAGAGGTGGACATACTTTTGCTGGAGTCGACAAACCAATCCGAACACCAAATCACAAAAGTGGAAAGTCACACGCTGTTGTTATAAAAAAAGGCGACGGATATAAATTAATCAGATTTGGGATGCAAGGAGCAAAAACAAAGCCCCCAAGAAAGGGTGAGTCAGAGGCAGATAAAGCTAAAAGACGGTCATTTAAAGCTCGTCACGCTAAAAATATTGCAAAAGGTAAGACTAGTGCGGCTTATTGGGCTGACAAAGTGAAATGGTAAGTTATTATTTATATTAATAATTATTAAGATTTTTTTATGTCAGACGAAGCTATCAAACCAAATCCTTCACCTCAAGAAGTCGAAGCTTTAAGAGAAAGCGTCAGAAAGTTAGAAGCAAATAATAAAAAGCTAATGGATCAATATGCCAAAGCTCAAGAAAATGCAAAAGCAATCCCACCTGATGTTGATGTGAATGCTTTGATTGCTTTTAAACAAAAGAAAGAACAAGAAGAGTTAGAAGCAAAAGGCAAATATGAAGAGGCAATTGCTAAACAAGCACAGCAGTTTAGAGAAGCTGAAGCACAACAAAAACAAAGAATACAAGAACTAGAATCTAGGCAGAGACAATTGGAAGTTGAAGCTCCAGCAGTATCGGCACTTGCTGATGTTGTTCACGATCCACAATATGCTTTATCACGTATAAGCAAAGATCAGCTTGCTAGAGAAGCAGACGGAACTGTGGTTGTTGTTGATGGATACAACAGAACTAATGTAAAAGAATGGGCGATGGCAAATATTCCTCAGTGGGCTCAAAAGAATCCAAGACCACAAGGTGGTGGTGCCTCTACAACTAAGGTGCAGACAGAGTTTGTATCAAATGAAAAGAACCCATTTTCACCTGATTCTTTTAATTTAACGGAACAAGCTAGGTTATATAGAACAGACATTAATAAATATAATATGCTCAAAAACGCAGTTAGCGGTTAATATAAGACTATCTAGTTTGCACTAGTCAGGGTTTGCACCCGAAAGTGAACATATCTTACTAATTAACATGGCTACAGTTCGTAGTGATTTAATTATCCCAGAGGTGTTTACCCCCTACTTGATTGAGGCTACAACCCAGACGGATAGCTTTCTTCAAAGTGGTGTGGTGCAACCTTTGGCAGAATTAAATCTATCCGCAGAAAGAGGCGGAGACTTTGTAAAGATTCCATTTTACAAAGCAAACTTAAGTGGAGACTTTGAGGTTCTTTCAGACTCAACATCATTAAACCCACAGAAGATCACAGCGGATAACCAAATTGCTGCTGTACTTCATAGAGGTAAAGCTTTCAGTTCTAGAGATTTAGCTTCATTAGCAGTTGGTAGTTCAACTGATCCAATGGCTGCTATTGCTCAGAAAATGGCAGCTTATGTAAACAACCAGAAACAGAAGGATCTATATTCTTGCTTGACTGGTGCTTTTGGTTCTATCAATGCAAACTCAAGCAGTTCAGCATTGTTTGATCTAACTATTGATTCTGAGTCAGGTGATACACCTACAGCATTGAGTCCTAGACACGTTGCAAAAGCTCAGTCATTACTAGGCGATCAAGGCGGCAAGCTTACAACAATCGCAATGCACAGTAAGTGCTACTACGATCTTGTTGAAAGAAGAGCAGTTGACTTTGTTCTTGCTACTGACATCAATGGTGGTGGAGCTCCAGCATCTGGTGGTACCATTCAGAACGCATTTGGTAATCCAACAGTCCCAACATTCATGGGTCTAAGAGTTATCGTTTCTGATGATATTCCTACCACAGGCAGCGGGAGTTCCACAGAGTACTCAGTGTTCATGTTTACAAATGGGGCTGTAGTAACTGGGGAGCAAGCTCCAATCAGAACACAAACAGACAGAGATATCCTTGCTTTAGAAGAAGCAATGGCTGTTGATCTTCACTACATCTACCACCCAGTTGGTTTGAAGTATGCAGTATCAACTGTCAACCCAACAAGATCAGTTCTTGAAACTGTAGGCTCTTGGTCGAAAGTCTATGAAACAAAGAATATCGGTATTGTAAGAGCTACCGTTGTTTCTAATAACGACTAGAGGTAATTAATCATGCCATCTTTATTTGATGTAACTGCTGGGTCTTTAATTGGCCCAACAACAGGCGGAACAGTCACGCAGGCAAGTTCCAAATCAACAGGTGTCACTCTAAATACAGAGTCAGGTCAAATCACAATGAACGCAGCGGCTTTGGCGGCAGCGGCTGAAGTAACTTTTACAGTTACAAACAGCAAGATTGCAGCAACTGATGTTGTCGTAGCTTGTCATGGATCTGCTGGTACAGCTGGTTCTTACTTAGTAAATGCAAACACAATGGCATCAGGATCTTTCAAAGTGACTGTTGCTAACGTAAGTTCTAGTCAACTAAGTGAAGCGATTGTAATTAACTTTGTTGCTCTTAAGGGTGCTTCAAGTTAATGGGAATGTTCGCTTTTAGGCGAGTGAGGGAACAAAATGAAGCTGCTCAAAAGGCGGCTTCAGTTTCCACCTCTAAGCCAAAATTAAAACGCAAGTCTCAAAAGGTATCTGCAAATGGCAATCACAATAGTAGCGACAGTCGGTGATGCTTCAGCTAATAGCTATGTCACATTAACTCAGGCTCAAGCTTTTATTGATGGGCTAACAGAATCTGATGATGTAGTTGCATGGGGTAATAGTACTGACGACCAAAAAAACAGGGCATTATTTAGCTCTACACAAAGAATTGATCGTGAGAAATTTCTAGGCTCTAGAGTTTCTGATACTCAGGCTCTTGAGTGGCCAAGATCAGGAGTGAGAAAACCTGACACATACACTAACCTGTATGGTTTGAGTTTTCCAAATAGATTAGTTGCTGATTATTACCTTGACACTGAAATACCAGATCGTGTTAAACACGCACAGATTGTTCTTGCTGTTTATTTAAATAATAATAAGGACGGCATAGGACTAAGTGGGCTTGAGGATTTTGCTTCAGTTGCTATAGGAAATTTAAACGTCACTCCCAGATTTTATGGGGCAGTGGGCATTGATAGGATTCCACCAATCGTTGACCACTATTTAAAGGGTATTAGAATAGGTGGAAGAGCAAATTTACCAATTAAGAGGTCTTAAAAATGCCATACGACTATCCAGCAGCAATAATCATCACAGATACAAATGCCCATACTGGCAGATTTGGAAAGGTTCATTGTCTTGCTGATGCTAGTGCTACTTTTGTTGCTGAAAATATAACAGAGAACGGTTCTTCAACAATTGCTGGCATTACAATGAAAGCCTCAACAGAAGTTTGTGGAGTAATTACAAGCATCACTCTTGCTAGTGGACAAGTCATTGCTTATTATTTATGAGTATTGCAAAAGCTCTAAAAAAGGCAGCTTCCAAGACAATCAAAGTTCTTGGTGGCGACATTACTTATAGAAGAGTGACGACTGGAATATATAACCCTACTAGTGGTTCAATGAGTGAAGTAAAAACAGATGTCAGTATAAAGGGTGTGGTGAGCAACGTAACAAGGTCTGAGATTACTGACCTAGTTTCTAGCCAAGATAAACGACTTACTATATCTGCTGGAGATATAACTTTCACACCAACAACATTTGATCGAGTTGTTATAAGCGGGACAGAATATAAAATCATTCAGATCAATACAAATGAGCAAGATAATACAGCAATCAGTTTTGATATTTTCTTAAGGTAGATATGGCTAGACAAATAAGGCTCGATCAAATAGATGATGTGATGAAAGAAGCTATACAGGATTTAGTTGCAGCTACAACTTTAAAATGGACAGCAAGAGTAAAAATTGAGACTCCTGTTGACACTGGTAGATTAAGAAGTGGTTGGCAAACAAATATTAAAAAATATTCTGGGACAATTATTAATAACGTTGCTTATGCGGAGCCTGTTTGTTTTGGATCGAACCTACCTCCATCTTGGGGTGGTGTATATAGAACTAAACAAAATACTGTTGCTGGGTTTCCTGAGATCATTGGTAAGGAACTTGAAGAATATGCTAGAAGAGAATATGAAAGAATAAAAAGGAGAATTTGATGGCAGCAACTGATTTAAACACAGTTAGGGCAACTATTGAAAAACGTTTAAATGATGAGTTTAGAATAGGGCCATCAATACCTCTTGTTTTTAACAACACCCCTTTTGATGCATCAACTATCGATAAATATATTCAATGTATTATTAGCTTTGGATCAAGTGAATACCTTACACAGCAAGCACCTAATTCAAGTACCACCGCCACAAATCTTGTTGTGGGTCTTATTACTTTTAATATTTATACAAAGCAGGGAATAGGAGCTGGAGAAAATTTCGCAGTTGCGAAAAGACTTAGAAATTTATTTAACAGAATCACTGTTTCTGATGTGCGTTTTGATCCACCAGTTGGTCCTGAGATATTACAATCAAGTCCAGAGGGCAAATTTCAAACACAGATTAGAATAACATTTGAATTATATGAGGCACTTACACCATGATTGAAATCACAGAAGAAATGCTTGACGCAATTGAAGCTGTCAAGGGTAGAAGAGATCCCAAATATTGGGACCCTAAATGCAGACGTTATATGGAGACTCAAAAAGCAAAAGCTGTAAAAAAACCAAAAAAGAGTTAATATATTTATAAATCTTTCTTTTTTTTGTTATGGCTGCTGTAAAAGGTGATGTTGGGCAAGTCAAATTTGATGATGACGGCTCTTCAGTCAACCCAGTATTAGGCACTAGAGAATGGTCCATGTCTATTACTAAAGATACACAAGAGACAACTGTTCAAGGTGACACTTTCAAATCTTTTGTTGGTGGACTTATTGAAGGTGAGGGATCTGCTGTTCTCCAATACGACAACGCTGCCTCTGGTGAGACTGCAACATTTATGGACGGCATCTTGACCACTGGTGACAATGCAACAGCATCTTTTGAACTTTTCCCTGATAGTGCAAGCGGAACTAAAAAAATCAGCTTTAATGGCCTTATAACAAACTTTGAACAGGGTTCATCTATTGGTGATGTGAGTACAATTAACATCACGTTTAAGCCATCAGGCACTATTACATCTGCGATCTAAATAATTTATGGCGACACAAAGAACCGCAGATATTCTGCTTGGGGCTTTTCAAGATGAAATGGTCACAAGAAGAAAATTTGATGTGAAAAATTCTCAAGGAGAAGTAAAACTATCTCTTTGGTTTAAGCCAATCACAAGATACGCAAGAGTAAAAGCTCAGCAATTAGCTGGTAAAGACGCAGATGCTTTAGTTGTTTCAACTCAACTTCTTTGTCAAATGGCAGAGAAGGAAGATGGAACTCCAGCTTTTGATATGTCAGATGCTCCAATATTACAACGACAGCTCCCAGAAAAAGTATTAAATGAGCTTGAGTTGTTTTTAAATGAAATCGAACTAGATATCGATACAGCAAAAAAAGGATAAGAGGGGACACTTGGCTTAGGTTTGAGTTTTTCCTAGCAACAGAACTTGGTAAGACGGTGCAAGAACTCAGGATGGGAATGACTGAGGCGGAGCTTATTTATTGGGCTGGATATTATGAAATTAAATCTGAAGAAGAAAAAAAGGCGTTACAACGACAAAAACGCAATTCAAGGTAATATAGAGAAAAGACTTTTTTAATTTGTGGCACAAGCAAATGTAAAACTTAGCGTTGATGCTACTGGTGCAATAAGATCCCTAGAAGGTGTCCAAAATAGAACAAATAGATTACAAAACTCATTTAATGGTTTGAGAAATGCAATTGCTGTTACTGGTTTAGCAGTTATTGGAAGACAAGCGGTAAATACATCAGCAAATTTTGAAAGGCTAAGGGTCAGATTAGGTTTACTTACAAAAGAAAATGGAGGATTTGCAAAATCTCTTCAGATTGCTAATGATGCACAGAAAGCTTTTGGTTTAAGTGCAACCGAAGCACTGGAGGGGGTCACAGATATAACAGCAAGATTAGCACCACTTGGATCAAGTGTTGAAGAAATAAGAACTGTATTTTTTGGTTTTAATACGGCTGCAAAATTGGCTGGTGCATCGGCAATTGAATCATCAAACGCATTTAGGCAACTAGCACAGGCTCTTGGCTCAGGAAGGTTGGCTGGTGATGAATTCAGAAGTATATCTGAGCAAGTTCCAACAGTTCTTGCTCCTATTGCGGCTGAGCTTGGAGTAACAATTGGTGAGCTTAAAAAATTAGCTGCTGAAGGAGAACTGACAAGTGAAGTTGTTTTGAGAGCTTTAGGTAAAGTCGGAAACGAAGGAAGTGGCTTTTTAAAGCAATTACTTGCCAATGATCCAACACAAGTCTTTAAAAACTTTAGCAATGCAACAGAGGATCTTTCTAGAGCTTTTGGAGATCAATTAAGACCAGCTGTGGAAGGTGTAACCAAACTTTTAACGCAATTAGTAATAAAAGTCACTGAGCTTGTCAATTCACCGATAGGACAAACTGCTTTGATATTTGCCGCCATAGCTACAGCAGCCAAAGGTGTGGCAGTTGCTTTGCCTTTGGTCACTGCTGGTTTGATTAAATTAGCCGCTGCTGGTGGTGTTATGACAGTTGCATTAAACGCAATGCCTTTTGTGGCAATCATAGGTCTTATTGGTGGCTTTACCACTGCATTGATTGAGGCAAAAAGAGAACAAGATAATTTCAACAAAGCACTCAAAGAAGGTGATGAACAACTTTTAAAGAGTCAATTTAATAGATTATTTATTGAAAGACAAAAGCTTTTAAAAAGGTTAGCCGTAGCACAAGAAAATAACAACAAAAGAGCTATTGCCTCTCTTCAAAGACAACTTGAAGCAAATAAAGCTGCAATTGATCCTATTAAGGAAAAATTAGATGAACAAAGAAAAACAACTGCAGAAATAGAGAGACAAAACCAAAAACTTAAAGATCAGGAAGACCAACTCAAAAAAAATCAAGATGAGGCAGAAAAACTCAAAGAAAAAATGACAGCTGTAGGTGAAGAGATCGAAAGCAGCATAAAAAATAATTTAAGAGACGCTATAACTGGTGCTAAATCATTTGGAGAGGCTATGTCAAATGTTTTAAACCGTATACGAGACAAGATTATTGATGCTCAATTAGACAGGCTGCTCGGTGGTTTTGGTGAGGCTTTTGGTGCTGGTGCAAGTGGTGGAGAGAAAAAAGGACTTGGAGGATTTCTTGGTAGTATTATTGGAGGACTGTTTGCAAACGGTGGACAGCCACCTGTAAACAAAATATCAGTTGTGGGTGAAAGAGGACCTGAGCTATTTGTTCCTCGTTCTGCTGGCACAATTATTCCTAATAATCAACTTGGTGGAGAGTCAGTTACAAATAATATTGTTGTCAATGTTGATGCCTCTGGTACTTCAGTTCAAGGAAATGATCCAGAAGCAAACCAGTTTGGAGAACAGCTTGCTGCAGCAATACAGGCTGAGATAATTAATCAAAAACGATCTGGAGGTTTACTTAACTGATGGCAACTTTTCCGATAGCAAATCCTGTATATAACACAAGGATTGAGCCTAAGACAAACCAAATAATTGTTAGTTTTGGGGATGGCTTTGAACAACGATTAACAGAAGGACTGAACCAAATTCCATTGACTGTAAGCTTAACTTTTGAACTTTCTCAAACTGATGCGGACACAGCCATTAGTTTTTTAAATTCAAGAATTACTGACGGAGCATCTTTTGATTACACATTACCAAGTGAATCAACTTCAAGAAAATTTGTTTGTGATCGTTTTCCAAGATCAATCCCATTTTTAAACAGGGTTAGATTGAATTGCGTGTTTAGGGAGGTGTTTGAACCTTAAATGGCAATACCTTTTACTGAGTTAAATAAAATCAACCCTAGTTCAATTATTGAGCTTTTTGAACTTGAGCTGACAGTCGGTAAGCATATTGCATCAGGTAATCCGCAGAATCTACCTACTACATACAGATTTCATGCTGGTGCTAACCTTAACAACTTTGGGGAGGTTATTTTTCAAAGTAATTCTTACCAAAGAATAGCTGTCAGGGCTGAAGGTTTTGAACAAAAAAGCACAGGTGTGCTTTCTAGACCACTTTTAACATTTTCAAATTTAGGTGGTATTAACAGAGATCCAGCGACAGATCAAGTGATAACAATGTCTGATTTTTTGCAAGCCGTAAATGCTGTTACGCCACACAATGATTTAATTGACGCAAAAGTAACAAGAAAAATGCCGCTTGCTTCAGCCTTAGATAATGCAAATTTTACATCTGGAACTAACCCTTTTGGCACACCCAGTTCAAACAGATTACGTGACAAAATATTTGTTATTGATAGAAAGGCTGTTGAAAATAGACAGATAGTGCAATTTGAACTAACGGCAGCTCATGATTTAGAAAACAAATTAATTCCACAAAGAGTCGTAACAAGGGATTTATTTCCAGCTGTAGGGACGTTTATTTAATGACAGAGTATAAATGGGCTAAAGATGCTTTTCAAGATGCTGAAAATGCATATCCAGAGGAGTGCTGTGGTTTAATAATAAAAGTAGATGACGAAGATATTTACTGGAGGTGTCAAAACATTTCTAAGGCTTATAAAGAAAAATCTTTTGTAATCGACCCTATTGATTATGCAAAAGGCGAAGATAAAGGAGAAGTTCTTGGTATAGTACACAGCCACCCTGATGGAGAACTGGCTTTCAGTCATACTGATAGAATGGCCTGTAAGTATTTAGATTTACCTTTTTATCTTGTGGAACCAAAATCTGAGTCTATTATTGTTATATATCCATCTGAAATAAATGATTAAATTAACAATTTATGGAAGATTGAGAAAATTTATCGGTCAATCAACTTTTGAAATCAAAGCTAAAAGTGCAAAAGAAGCATTTAGTTTTTTAATAAATAATTTTGCTGGTGTTAGGGAACATATAAAAGATCAAGAATATTGTGTTATGGCTGGTGACTTGAGACTTACAGAAAATTTACTTGATATGCAGACAGAAAGTGATATTAAAATTGTGCCTGTTGTTCATGGTGAAATTTTTGGAATCATACTTGGTATCGGTGCATTATTTGGCTCTTCACTTATACCTGCAACAATTTTTGGCAGTACTTTACTTGCTACATTTGCTTCCACTGCTTTGACAATAATTGGAACAAATTTAGTTGTTGGCGGTATTACAGATATGTTGACTCCAGATCCCAAACCTACAAATGCAGATAGACAAGAAGATCCACAAGACCCTAGTTATGTATTTTCTGGGCTGTTAAATAATTCAAAACAAGGTGTACCAATAAATATTGTATATGGCGAAACTTTAGTAGGCAGCACAGTTGTTAGTTCATCTGTTGACACTTTTCAAGTCGTGAATGAATAAATATGTCTTTACTGCCATTTAATCGAGAAATAATAGATGCAACACTTGGAAGCAATAAACTTAAATCTATTGATTTTGGTACAGTTGTTGATGCTTTAGGAGAAGGACAGATTGAAGGTAGTGCGACAGCAAGTAAAGCTGGCATAACAGACCAAACAAGTGATGCTTATAAGAATTGCTTGCTGAAAGATTTATTTTTAAATAAAACTGCTGTTTTACAGGCTGATGCTGATAATACAAATCCAAATGATTCTGATTTTAATTATTCACAAGATAATTTAACTTTTGAATTTCAAGACGGAACAACAAATAATCAAGTTTTATTTGCAGCAGAACAACAAAGCAGCGAAGTTATAACAGGCGACAAAGGTCAAGAATGTACTTTTCCAGAAGGTGGTTCCGCTACTCCAAGATCAGGGACAATAACAAATACAGCGATTGATACAGTACAACTTAAAGTAAAATTTGATCAATTTTTTAAATTAAATACTGACAATGGCAATAGAGAATCAACTTCAGTTCAAGTGATAATCAAAGCAAATCCTAATAATGGTTCTGCTCAAACTGTTATAACAGAAACTATTAAAGGTAAAAGCTTTAACCCATACAACAGAGATTTTGGTATAAATTTAAGAGACTTAACAGGATACAACCAAAACACTGCTGGACAATCAGGTTCATTTTTTCCAGTAGTTATATCTGTTGAGAGAGGAACTGTAGAGGGTGACGAAAATACATTCAATACCATGCGTTTAGCTGAAATAAGACAAATAATAAGAGAGCCAAATAATTATCCTGATATTGCCTATACAGCACTAAGATTTAGTTCTGAGTTGTTTCCAAACACTCCAAATAGAGTATTTAGGATTAGGGGAAAACTTGTAAAAATTCCACATAATTCAACAGTTGATCTTGCAAATGGAAGATTGACTTACAGCGGCACTTTTAATGGAACATTCAAAGCAGATAAAGCATGGACAAGCGACCCAGCATGGGTTCTGTATGATTTGCTGACAGACAGCACCAGTGGCTGTGGTTTGCCAGAAAGTGAACTTGATCCTTTTACTTTTTTTGGGGTCAGTACTTATTGCAGTGCTTTAGTTGATGATGGTGACGGTGGACAGGAGCCACGTTTTTCAATAAATGTAAATATCAATAATAGGCGTGATGCAATGGCTGTTATCAAAGATATTTGTTCTGTTATGAGAGCTATTCCATACTATGAAGAAGGCACAATAAAAATTGCCCAAGATGCTCCACAGAATCATGCTGACCCTAGTGCTGTAAGTTTTGACTATGTTTTTAACAATGCAAATGTAACTCAAGACGGTTTTACATATTCTGGGACATCTTCAAAAACAAGATTTAATGTAATAAATGTTTCTTACTTTGACCTTGAAACACAAGAAATTGATTATGTAACTGTGAAAGACGCAGCAAAACAAGCTACTTATGGAACACAAACAAAAACAATAAATACTTTCGGGACAACTTCAAGAGGTATGGCACAGCGGGTCGGGAAGTGGTTTTTACAAACTCAACAAAATCAAACTGAGACTGTTGTTTTTGAAACTAATATTGCTGCTGGTTCTGTTTTAAGAGTTGGAAATATTATTGGTATCGCTGACAGAGTTAAATCATCAACCAGAAGAGGCGGTCTTGTTAAATCTGCAACTGTATCGCAAGTAACTATTGATACTGGATCACAAACTAATTTACCAGATACAAGCGACAGCCCCACAATTAGCTGTATGTTGTCTGACGGTACTGTTGAGACAAAAGTTATATCTTCATATACTTTGGGAGGCACAGTAATCAATCTTTCTTCAAACTTTACCTCTGCCCCAGTAGCTAATAGTCCATATATTTTAGAATCTGGAACTTTAGCTGCACAATCTTTTAGAGTTATAAATATTAAAGAAAACGCTAAAAAAACTTTTTCAATCACAGCTGTTGAACATAATTCTGGTAAATACGCTGCTGTTGAAGATGGTGAACAACTACCAACTAAAAATATAAATTTATTGACTAGCTTATTGCCATCACCACAAATAGTTGACGGATCAGATGGAACAAAAGCAATACAAGAAATTATTATATTAAATAACAATAGACCAGTCCCAAAGTTATTCATTGATTGGCAAGGAGTAGAAGGTGCGTCTGGGTATCAATTAATCTATACAAAAGATGATGAAAACCCTGTTGTAGTTAATACTCAACAATCGGAGTTTGAGATATTACCATCAGAGGCTGGTAATTATTTTATTCAAATTTATACGATCAACAGTAAAGGAGAAAGAAGTGCAAGTCCAACAGAGACAAGTGTTGACACTTTAGGTTTGACTGCTGTTCCAGAGAATCCTACAAACCTTGAAATAGAACCAATTAATAATGCACAGGTTAAATTAACTTGGGATAAAACAACTAGTCTTGACGTTGAATTTGGGGGGAACTGCATAGTCAGGCACACACCAGTTGCTTTAGCATCAGCTACTTTTGCCAACTCTACGGACTTAAATGAAAATATAAGTGGAGGCACAAATGAAATAATCCTACCAGCTTTAACAGGGACATATTCTCTGAAATTTCGTGATGTCGGTTCAAGAGTTTCAGCTACGGAAGCAAAAGTAGAGCTTGCTTTACCAGAAATGGCAGACGAATTGTTGATAAAAAGTCAAAGAGAAGAAACAGCATTTAATGGTACAAAAACAAATTTATCTGTTGTTTCTAACGCTTTACAACTAAGCAACCCAGCAACAAGTCTTACAGGCTCTTATAATTTTGCATCTGTTTTCGATTTAGGATCTGTTTTTACTAATTTAAGATTAAAAAGACATATTAAAGCTGAGGGCTTTTTTGTGTCAGATTTGTTTGACGCAATCCCTAACGTAGATGCAAGACTTAATTTTGATGGTGCTGGAAGTGATCGTATAAAACAAAAACTGCAAGTTCAAACATCACAAGATAACTCAACTTTTACCACTGCTCAAAATCTAACTAATGGCTCATTTAGTGGAAGAGCTTTTAAATTTATTGGAAATATCACCTCAGTTGATGTTAATGAAAATTCAAAATTCTTAGAATTAGGCTTTGATGCTTTTCTGCCATCAAGAACTGAAAACAAATATCAATCAGGTGGAAATATTATATCTACACCTTTACAGTCAGGAACATCAGTCAGTGGCTTATCAGTTGTTTTTGGCAAGCCATTCTTTACAGGAACAAGTGCAATCGGTGGATCAACTACAGCTTTTCTGCCTTCAATATCAATAGCTCCAGAGGATATGCCTAGCGGTGCGTTTTTCTTGTTAAGTGCTATTTCTGGGACAGGGTTTACAATAGTGTTTAAGAACTCATCTAATGCAGTGATTGATGTTAAATTTACATTTCAAGCATTAGGATATGGCAAGGGAGCTTAATTAAATGGCAAGAGTAAATTCTACTGGCAAAGAGACTTCAAGTAATTTTTCACCTGCTAACGGTACAGGTCTTGCAGTAAGAACAGCAATAAAAGATATATTTGAATCACTTAGAACAGTAAACAGTGCAGCTGGTGATCCATCTGGTACTGCAAATCTCGCAGCTTTTCAATTACACATAAACACAGACTCTAATTTATTAAAGATTAGAAATGCGGCAAACTCAGCCTTTATTGATATAGGTAATGTCAGTCAAACTAACTTGGGGCTGTTGCCAGCGTCAGGAGGGACGCTTACTGGCGTACTGGCCACCACTGCTGGATCAGCTTCAGCACCAGCTTTGAACTTTGGAGATAGCACTACAGGACTATTTAAAACTGGTACAAATCAAATTGGATTAACTTTTGCTGGAACAGAAAAAATAATATTAGATCAAAATGGTGTAACTTTGCAGGCTCAATCTGATTTAAGATTTGCTGATTCAGATAGTAGTAATTATGTTGCACTGCAAGCACCAGCTACTGTTTCAAGCAATGTAACTCTTACTCTGCCAGCGACAGATTCACCAGTCAGTGGTTATGCCTTAATTTCTAACGGTTCTGGACAACTTAGTTGGGGCGAGGCTGGAGGTGGTGCAAATGGTAACGGCACAAACGAAATTTTTTGGGAAAATGACCAAATTATTACTGGTGATTACACAATCACAAATGGTAAAAATGCTGGAAGTTTTGGGCCTATACAAATCCAAAGCGGCGTGACCGTTACAGTTGGTTCTGGAGAGACATGGACTGTAGTATAAAAGTGTATATAATAGATTTATGAGCCAGTTAAAAGTTGACAGCATAGTTCCAAGAGGCGGTGTGCCATCAGGTGGTGGCGGTGGTTTTATTCAAACCAAATCATCTGTAAAAACAGACGCTTTTAGTACATCTTCTTCAAGTTATACAGATATAACTGGATTCAATGTAAGTATTACACCATCATCAACAAGCAGTAAAATATTAGTTATATGTCAAATCAGTGGTAATGGCACAGGAGCAACACAAGGTTATTTTGCTTTAACAAGAGTAATTGGTGGGTCGACAGATAATACTATTTTTGTTGGTGATGCTACTGGAAACAGGGTTAGAGCAACTCTTAATATGTATAACAACCAGAATAATGAATGTAAAAATGGAACATTAGTTTTCTTAGATAGCCCTAACACAACAAGTGCAATAACTTATAAAATACAAACAAGGACTCAAGGTGCTGGAACTATCAACGTCAATCGTTCTGAGTTATTTCAAAATAATGCAAACTCAGGAACTTTAACTTCTTCAATTACTGCTATGGAGGTATCAGGGTGAGTTTAGATCATGAAGCAATAAGAAAAGCCTATCCTGATGCTGTAACTATTGATGATGGTACAGGTGTTTTTAAGGCAAATGGTTCCAAGATAACTCTTGAACAAAGTAAAGTTGATGCAGCAAGAGTTGAATTAAACAAATTAAATTATATTGACGAAAGAATTTATACTGGATCTACAAAATATGGCTCTTGGAGAGAACAATTAGCAATGTTGTATGACGACATGATTGCGGGTAAACTAGACACAACTGGCAGTTTTGCTTTACATAACAAAGCGGTCAAAGACGCAAATCCTAAGCCATGAGTACATTAGCAGTCGCTACAGTCAAAAGCCTTTCTTCAGCAGCTCCAGCATTTCAAAACAGTTCTGGCACTGTAAAGGGTCAATTAATGAACGCTTGGTGTCACATGAACGGACAAGGCACTATAGCAATAAATGATTCTTTCAATGTAAGCAGCCTTACTGACGAAACAACAGGAACATACAAAATTAATTTTACTAATGCTTTTGCTAACGCCACTTATTGTGGTGCTGGTATGCACAATCGCACAAGTAACGGTATTTGCTGTGTAGGTGAAGATCCAACAAGAGGTTACACCACTGGATTTGCAACTATGCGTTGCACTTTAGACAATGCTTTAACTGACCCATCCAGCTGTAGATTTATGTTTGTAGGAGATTCATAGTGTCAACACTTAACGTAACAACCGCAAAAATTACAAATTTACAAAGTTCTGGCGGTACTAA